TGATGCCAACCGCAGACGCGAGTAACGCTATTATCCGTATCGCCTAAGTGAAGGAATAACCCATGCCACTACCTTTTTCTGGCTGGGGCCGTGGCGGTTGGAGTTCTGGCTCTTGGAATAGCTTACAAGTAGGTCAATCCGTTACGGGAGTAGCGGGTACAGGTGCCGTTGGTAGCGTAAGCACTACTAGCAGTGTTACTCAGCCTGTTACAGGGGTTAGCGGCACCTCTGCGATTAACACTGTTGTGACTGAGTCTGATGGTAATCTTACGGTAATTGGCCTTAACTCTATTGGGTCAGTAGGCGCAACCACTATAATATCAAACTCAGTAATTCCTGTAACGGGTGTTTCTGGAACAGGTTCAGTAGGTTCCTCTACATCTAGGGTTGGTATTAACGCCAGCATAACAAGTGGTGTGGCGGGTACTGGCGGCGTTGGCTCTGTAACCGTAACGGGCCTAGCAAATCACACTGTAACAGGTGTAGCTGGCACAGGCGCTGTAGGTACTACAACTTATAACTTCTCTTATCCCGTTACAGGTGTGTCTGGCACTGGCGGTGTTGGCGCTGTTACTGTTCAAGGTAAAGCTAACCATACTGCTACTGGGGTAGCAGGCACAGGGTCTTCTGGTGCTGTCACTGTTTCTTTTGAATACTATGCCACGGGCGTATCTGGTACAGCCTCGGTGGGTACTGTTAGTGTAAACCAAGAGTTTTCTGTAACGGGCGTATCTGCTGTAGGAGAGGTAGGTAATAACGCGTTTGTTTGGAACGAGATTATCCCTGATAACACCGCAAATTGGAAAAAGATTGCGTCTTAACGATAGGCGCGGTACAAACTAAACAACTTATCTGGTTAGGAAACTCACATGCCTAGTACATATGGAAACGATCTTCGGCTAGAAGAGATTGCCGATGGCGAACAATCAGGTACATGGGGCGCTACAACCAACACAAACCTTGACCTAATTGCAGAGGCTCTTAGTTTTGGCACCGAAGCTATTACCACCAACGCCGATACGCACACCACTACTATTGCAGATGGAGCTACCGATCCCGGACGCTCTCTGTACTTAAAGTATACTGGAACGCTAGACAGCACTTGCACTATTACAATTGGGCCTAATTCTATTAGCAAAACATGGTACATTGAGAACGGCACAAGCGGCTCTCAAAGCATTATTATCTCGCAAGGCTCTGGGGCCAATGTAACAATTCCAACGGGCCAGACCAAGATCGTGTACTCAGACGGCGCGGGTTCTGGCGCAGCTATGGGCGAGATTGGTACGTTGGGCGTTACTAATCTAAATGTGTCTGGTGATATTACTGTAGGAGATGACCTTACTGTAGGAGATGACCTTACAGTCACAGGCGACATAGTAGTCTCAGGCACCGTTGACGGCGTAGACTTGCAGACGTTAAACAACGCCGTTACAGCTAACACTGCCAAAACTGGAATAACAACCAGCCAAGCAAACGCAATTACTGCCAACACTGCTAAAACTGGAATAACAACCAGCCAAGCAAGTGCGATTACAGCTAACACTGCAAAAACTACAAATGCGACACACACTGGAGAGGTTACGGGCTCTGGCTCACTGACCATCGCTGGTAATGTTGTGGATGAGGCCAATCTCAAGGTCAGCAACAGCCCCACAAACGGTTACTTTTTATCAGCACAAAGCGGCAATACGGGTGGTCTAACTTGGGCTGAAGCTGGTGGTGGTGGTATGGTATTTCTTGCTTCCTCTGGAGCTATATCTAATGCAACGAATGTAGCTTTTACACAATTTGATAACTCTAAATACGATGCTTATGTATTTTATTTTTTAAGTGTACGTCCGGCAACTCAGAATGTGTTTATGTATGCTGCTGCTAGTACAGACGGTGGTTCAAATTATGATCAAGGCGGACGGTATCAAACGGGAACCAGTACAGATTACGGTTTTTATGTCATGTATGGTGGCGCTAGCGCCGCCAACAATGTCAATGGTGGCGTTAATGGAACACTCCAAATTCTTAATCCCGGGTCTAATAAATATACGCATAGTATATCTAATGTTGTTTTTACTAACAGTGGCGGCGAAATTATTTACTCTGCAAAAGGTACAAATAAGTTTGACGCAGAAGATACTAACGCCGTCCGCTTTTACATGAGTTCTGGCAATTTCACTAGCGGCGAGATTACCATGTTCGGCGTAGTAAACTCATAGGAGACTAACAAATGCCAAGATTTCACAACATTGATGGAGTGAATGTTCAGTTTACAGAAGCTGAGGAAACTGCCCGTGATGCGCAAGAACAAGCATTTGCTGATAGTGCTAATGACAGAGCCGCTGCACAAGTGCGTCAAGAGCGTGACGCCAAACTAGCGGGTACCGATTGGATGGCTAATTCTGATGTAACCATGTCAGACGCATGGCGCACGTACAGACAAGCACTGCGCGATGTACCTACACAAGCTGGGTTCCCCACAGATGTGACTTGGCCCGTTGAGCCTAGCTAATGCCATATATGAATGAGCGCGTCTCGGCGTAGTTTTACAGAGGTGATATATGCCGTTAACAAAGCTACAGTTTAAGCCCGGAATAAACCGAGAAACCACTTCGTATAGTAACGAAGGCGGTTGGTTTGATAGCGATAAAGTACGGTTTCGCATGGGGTTTCCTGAAAAAATAGGCGGTTGGGTACGTCAGTCTATACATAACTTTCTAGGAACTTGCCGTGCATTGCATCCTTGGGTGGCTTTGACCGGAGAAAAATATCTCGGGGTCGGCACAAACTTAAAGTATTATGTTAATGAGGGCGGTGAGTACAAAGACATTACTCCAATTAGGTTATCTGGTTCTGCGGTAACTTTTGCTGCGGGTGCAGACACACTTAATGGCGCTATTGATGCCAGTGTGGAGGAAATAATTTTAAATAGTGTTAGCGGATTTCCTATTGGGGGAGGAAGAATTTTAATTGGCACAGAACAAATTACATACGCGGGTATTAGCAGTTCAACACTGACCGGATGTGCGCGTGGTGTGAACAGTACAACCGCAGCTTCTCACTCTAATAGCGCGTCAGTAACCTGCGCGACATTGACAGTTACTAGTTCAGTTAGTCATAGGGCGCGGTCAAATGATTTTGTTACTTTTTCCGGTGCGGTAACATTAAACGGGGTCATTACTGCCGCGGTTCTTAACCAAGAGTACCAAATAACCCGTATTGTCAGTCTTACGGTGTTTCAAGTTGAAGCTCGATCTGTTTCTACCATACCTGAAATAACTACAACATCTGGGTTAAATCCAACCTTTGTATTTGCCACTACTAGCGACAACGGTAATGGCGGTGGAAGCTCGGTGGGCTCCTACCAGATCAACACTGGTTTAGACACATCTGTTGGTGGAACTGGGTGGGGTGCCGGCGATTGGGGTGGTGAGGGTAACGGTGGAACATCCGGAACAACTGGAAATATTACTGGGTGGGGAGATGCCTCTAGCCTTGTAACAGGGGGAAGCAGGCTAAGAATATGGACCCATGACAACTTTGGTGAAGACCTTTTAATAAATGCTCGTAATGAGGGTATATTTTATTGGGACAAAAGTACCGGCACTTCCTCTAGAGCCGTTGCTTTAAACTCGTTGTCTGGAAGTAATCAAGCGCCCGTAGTTGCAAAAAAAATAATTGTTTCAGATAATAATCGTCATATAATTGCGTTTGGCTGCGACCCACAAGATTCAGGAGCGGGAGAACAAGACCCGTTGTTAATACGATTTAGCAGTCAGGAAAGCCTGACTGATTGGGCGGCTGAAACCACAAATACTGCGGGGGATCTACGCCTTAGCTCGGGGTCTGAAATTGTAACTGCAATTGAAACTAGACAACAAATCTTGGTTTTTACAGATGTTTCCCTTCATGCCATGCAATTTTTAGGACCACCGTTTGTGTTTGGAATTAATACTGTTTCTGAAAACATTACCACGGCTAGTCCCATGTGTGCTGTGGCTGTTAACGACCGCGTGTTTTGGATGGGAAGAAACGAATTTTATGTATACTCAGGAGCGGTGGAGCGGATTCCTTGCACCGTTAAAGATTACGTCTTTTCAGATTTTAATGAAGACCAAATAGAAAAAGTTTCTGCGGCCACTAATTCTTCTTTCTCGGAGGTTTGGTGGTTTTACCCTTCTGCAAGCAGCGAAGAAAACGATAGATATGTTGTTTTTAATTACGCGCAACAAATCTGGTACTATGGTGTTCTTAATCGCACCTTTTGGATTGACCGAGGTGTTGATAAAACACCGTTAGCGGCAAGCAGCGACCACTATCTTTACAGCCACGAAGTTGGTTTTGATGATGGAAGCACTGTGCCAGCATCCGCAATAAACTCTCGTATTGAAAGTAGCCAGATGAGTTTAGGGGATGGAGATCAGTTTGCATTCCTATCTCGAATTATTCCGGACATAACGTTTAGAAACTCTACGACAACTACCCCAGCGGTCACATTTACTTTAGGTGTTAGAAACTTTCCAGGGGGTCAATATCTAAACACAGACGCAAGCAGCGTAGGTAAAACTTCTTCTGTTCCTGTTGAGCAGTTTACAACGGAAGTAAGGACGCGGTTACGTGGGCGGTCTTTTAATTTAAAGATTGAAAGCACTGAAACGGAAATGGGTTGGAGATTAGGCATACCTCGAGTTGAGATTAGACCTGATGGTAGGCGCTAATGTCTAGAAACTTAGTTCGCCCGTTTTTTCCAATACCTCCTTCCGAATACAGCCAAGGGTACTTTAACGAAGTACTACGGGCATTTTCTGTTTTTCTTGACCAGAGTCAAAACCCAGGTGAAGGTAGAAATACTGCATTGGTGCTTACAGCATTACCTAATAGTGATCAGGGTTTAGAAACAGGGTCTTTGTTTCAACACAATGGCTTTGTAAAGATAACTATCGCAAACCAACCAAACTTGTTAGGTGTGCTTGCAACGGGTGCCGTTGGGTCTGTTACTGTAACTGCATAAAGGCGTGGAAAAGAAAACTACGTTCTGTTAGTATGATGTCAAAAGGATTTAAGCCATGGGTCTTATAAAATCATTAGCTGGGTTAGCCGGCCTTGCAGTTGGCGGACCAATGGGCGCCGCTCTAGCTGTAGGTGCTACGGAAGCCGCGCAGGGTGGAGACTTTAAAGACATCTTGGGCAGTGGTTTAAAAGGGTTCTTTGGCGGCACGGCAATCAACTCGGGCCTTGGCGCACTGAAGGGCGCCGGCCTGATGAACACTGCAAGTCCCGCGGCATTGGCTCAAGCGGGTGGTGGCGCAGCTAATACAATATCTCCTCTTGGTGGCGCAGTCGGCGGTGGCGGTGGCGGTGGGATTGCATCACTGGGTCGAAACATTTTTGGCGGTGGGCCTGCCGGTGGCGGCACGGGCTTGATGGGATTAATGAAAGACAACCCATTGCTAACTTCCCTAGCGTTACAGATGTATGACGAGGACAGATATCCGGACGGTGTTAAAACCAGCACTCCCCTGCAAGAAAGACAGTTAGCCACTGGGGAAAGACTGCCTGACTATGAAGGTAGGGTGTTCGCTCCTATGCGTTACGCCGCTCAAGGGGGCATGATCGAAGGACCAGGGACCGGCACCAGTGATGACATTCCCGCAACGATCTATCAAAACGGAAGTCCAGTTCAAGAAGCAAGACTATCAGACGGCGAGTTTGTTCTTCGTGAGAAGGATGTTCTGGCTGTTGGTGACGGAGACAGAGAAAAGGGCGCGGCGCGTTTATACGCAATGCAGAGACAGGTAGGATAGAGCCATGGCAGTTGATCAAACTCAAACCGTTCAACAGATTCAGCTCCTTCCGGAGTACCAAGAGAAATATCTGAAAGATCTGTTGGCTAACGTATCGTCGCTTAGCGAGAAATCTCCCCTTGCCGATGTGGCCGCACCTGATGTCATGGAGTTTACTCCCAACCAGTTAGAGGCAATCCGCCTTGGTCGGGCAGGCATTGGCGCCTACGAGCCCATGATGCGGGAAGCAGAGGCTAGCTTTGATACAGCGGGTACAGCATATGACTCTGGTATTTCTTCACTAGCGGGAACTACGGGTGGCTTTGATCTAAGCGGCTATGCTGGTGATGTGACCGAGGGCCAAGAAGGATTGCGCGGAACAACGCAGATGTTTGCGGACAGCGCCGATCAGTACATGAACCCATACGAAGACTCTGTTG